TTTATCGGATTATGGTAAAGATTATAGGGGAGGTATATATGTAGCTACAGCTGAAAGATATAAGAGTTATATAGCATTGAATAAAGGCGATGCGATTGTACATAAACACGATTTATTACATGGGGTTAAAGTAAAAAATGACGGCGGTGAACGATGGTCTTTAATAATATGGTATAAAAATTCGATAAATTGTGTAGATTATTCAAAGGATTGGTATAAAGAAAAGGCACATAATGGAGAAGCAGTATATCAATCATTGTATGCAAATCATGTAGGAGGTGATAATATAATAATGTGGCATAAAAAAGCAGCAAATCAAGGATTTACGAATTCAATGGTAAAATTAGCAAGAGCATATTTGAAGAGATTGCCTTCTAATTTAGAGTTTAATCCGAACGAGGCAGAGAGATATTATAGATTAGCAATAAAAATTAGTGAGGATCCGCATGCTCAATATGGTTTAGCAGAGATGATATTATGTGGATTAGTTAAGATAGAAACAAATTCTATGATGGAAATTTTAAAGATAGTAATAAATCTATTAGAAGAATCAGCAAAAGGAGGTGATGTTTTTGCTATGTTTAATTTGGGAATAGCTCATTTATACGGATATACGGGAATAGTAGATATGGAATTAGCTAAAGATTGGTTTATATATTCAAATTTACCAGAAGGATTGTATATGGGTAGTTTATATTATTTAGAAAAAGATAGTAAAATATCGAATGATTTAAGAGAAAGAGCAAAAAAATTAGGGTTTGGAACAAAATGGAGACAAGAAGCAAGACAACATACTGGATTAGGTGGAGCTGGAGGTATAGATATTAATTTGCCTTGGCCAGAAATGCCGAATGGAACCAAACCAGAAATATTTTAAAATTAATTAATAGTTTCATCTATTAATCCATTCCAGAATTTGCATGGAGTTCCACGAAAGTGCGAATAATTTCTACTGCCACCGCCGTCTTTCATTCCACTATCTAAAATTACATTTCCGTTTTCTATAGAAGATTTGACTTTTTCAAAATCGATTATATTTCCAAAGGAAATCGATTCATAAAATCCTTTTGAATCTTTATTCAATATATAAAATCCTAAAACCCCGAATTTGTTGCTAATAGTGGTTTCTAATGTTTCTTGTTTCCATATAGCGATTGGGAAAATTCCGTGATGATTTTTAACAAATTCTGGAAATTTGTCTTTAACCGCTTGTTCGCGTTTATCTTCAAGAAACGAATATTCAATTAGAAGATTATTTTCTGTATCAAATAGCATCCTTTGTCCGCAATGATTAAATTCAGTACCATATTTTGGAAAACATGTTCCAGACCAAGAATATCTATTATTTTTTTGAGGGTTAGGTGTTCCAAATGTTTGTAGAAATACTTTTCTACTAATATTATCGCAAGGCATTCCATGTTTTATCTTAAGTAATTCTTCTTTAGTTTGTGGTATTGTTACGGAGTTTTCTTTCAGTCTTTTGATAAGTTCCGTTTTCTTTCCGGTATATGGTAGGTTGTGTTTTTTTAATAGTGATTCTAGAACAGCTTTTTTATTAGCAGAGAGAGTCGATTGAGTAAATAGGTATACTGATGCACTTAAATCGAATAATGTAATTTTTGCAGCCTCTTTCTTCTGTTCGAAACCCCATTTATCTGGAGAATTATCTGAATTAGGTGTAATTCCCATACATTTTTCAGCAAAATGTCCTTCTGCGCCGTCATGTTTTGAGGTGTTCTTTTGAAATTTTTTTCCTTTCAGTTCGGATCGAAAAAGCTTGATTATTTCTTTTTTGATTTCTTCTTTAGTTTTATAGTCACTCATGGTGTGTAATATTACTTAAGATTAAGTTTAAATTGTTTTTATTCACCCGTATATAATCATTTTTACAATTAGTTTGAAAACAAAAATGATTAAGATTAATCGTATATGTATAAATAAACAGTATATATGCGTGAAGACCAGCTAAATGGATTAGATTTGTTTTGTGGTTGTGGAGGTATGTCGAATGGATTAGAACAAGCAGGTATTAATATTATAGGTGCTATTGATATTTGGGATAAAGCCGTGGAAAGTTACAATATGAATTATAGTCATAAAGCATACTGTCATGATTTAACAAAATTACCACCAGAAGAATATAATAAACTGTACAATCAATCAAATAAACGAATTGATATTATTGTTGGTGGTCCACCGTGCCAATCATTTTCTATTGCAGGAAAAAGGGACAAGAACGATCCTCGAAATTCCTTATTTATGGAGTATGTAAAATATTTGGACTATTATAATCCAAAAGGATTTATTATGGAAAATGTGATTGGAATGTTATCAAAAAAGACAGAGGCAGGCGAGAAAGTAATAGATATAATTATGAGTCACTTAGAGAAGAATTATCGTTGTATTATTACAAAATTATATGCAAGTGATTATGAAGTTCCCCAAAATAGAAGAAGAGTAATCATATTTGGTATTCGTAAAGATTTGAATATTGAGCCTACTGAACCAGAAAAAATTATCAAAAATAAAGAAGATAGAATTCCAGTAAAAACCGTATTGGAGAGTGTTGATGTGGTTGATTCCAAATACTATTTGAGTGATAGAGCGATTGAAGGTATTAAGAAAAAGAAGGCGCGTTCAAAAGAACGGGGAGTTGGATTTGGTGCCCAGTTTCTGGATTTGAATAAGCCATCTTATACTATACCTGCAAGATATTGGAAAGACGGGTATGATGCGTTAGTTAAATATGATGATAATAGCATTCGTAGATTGACTATTACGGAATTGAAAAGAATACAAAGTTTTCCAGATGAGTATGTACTATGTGGTTCAAAGAAAGACACAATTATGCAAATTGGTAATGCGGTAGCTTGTCGTTTTGCATTTTATTTAGGAAAACATATGAAAGATATGCTTGCAGATACTTAAGATATATAATTGTAAGTATTAGTGTAATTTGTCTCTTAGGTCTTTTTGTGACTTAAAATAAAACAGTTCTGATTCACAATTCGTATAATAAAAACCATATTGGATTATATTTTGATCTCTACATAATTGATTTTCTAACTGAAGATGGTATATTTGTGTAAAAATTTGATTATATTGATCATCAACTTTACGAATAATAGTTGTTGTATCGGGTAATACGGAATTAAACTTGATATTGTTTATTTTTTCTCTAAATTTTTGTATATCCGAACCTTTTTCCATACTACGTTGTAAGGTTGCTTTTAATTCTTGTGATGTATTTTTTCTATGTGGATGTTGTATTAGATATATAGATTTTTGTTTGTCTGTGATAAGTGCTTCAATTTTATTTAGGCTTAAATTGTTTATGTTTCGTAATGATTTGGTATCACACCAAATAACATAATCATATGAAGATAATATTTCGGGTAAACAAAATTTATATTTTTTACTGGTATGTCTGGATTTAGTCATTGGGCATTTTTTACCACCGAAATCTAGTTCTTTTTCAAGAGTAACTTTCTGAACATTCCATTTAGAAGATTGTATATCCATGTCGGTAAAAAAGTAATAATCTATTTCTTTTGTGAAGTTAATATTATCAAGTTTTTTAGTTGAAATTTCTTTTCTATAATCTCCAAAATTAGCAGAATAAACAGCAATTTTCATATAACTTTATATATGATTTTAAAATTTAAAAAATAAAAGATAAAAGAGCTTAAGTATAAATAGAGAATATCATATATAATATGCGCGGAAAGGCTGTGATTGATGTTTTGTGGAACAAGTTCTTTAAGAATCTGGATAGTCACATAGTAGTTCAACGCTACAAAGGTGAATAATTTAAACAGGCCGCCAACGCATTTTGCGGCGATAGTTCAAGGTGGTCATATAAAAAGTATTGGAGTACAAAGTTTAGCAGGTACAAGTAGGATAGGTAAAGAGAGTAAGGCAGTTGTTACGCGTCATGCCGAGATGGATGCAATATATAAGTTGAGTGATAAATCATGTTTGATGAAGAAGGGTGGGCGTTATGAATTATATAGTGTTAGATTTCGGCAATTGAATGGGAATTGGGTTCCCGGCAATGCGAAGCCATGCCAACAATGTCAAAGTATGTTGATTGAACATGGAATAAATCGTGTGATTTACACAAATGATGATGGATCGCTGATAAGAGGACATTTAAAAGATATGCTATGTAAGCCTACAAATGGAACGGTTATTGCAAGAAGAGCAAAGAATGGTTTAAAGAGACCTCCGCCATTTCGATTAGTGGGTACATTTTCATTTTGTAGTAATAATTGTTGTTGTTAGAAATTTGAAAATCCGAAATATAAAGTAATATAAAGTATATAACATGGTAAAACAAAATAGCATGATAATTTGCGTTATAGCTGCGTCAATTTTAGCGATGGTTCTTTTTTGTGTTTCGATAAGAAATATGAATAAACCCCCTCAAACAAATACTAAGGAGAAGTATATTGGAAAGCCAGCTAAAGATGGCAAAAACGATTTATGTGTCAAGAAACATAATGATGAGGAGACTTTACAAAGAAGTATGTATAAGTCGCATTTAAAATTAGATTAGGTGATATCAAAATACATATTCTTCTTTACCTGTTATAAATGATCGGTTTGATGTAAAACTAAGTTTATATAACTTATATAGTTATATAATCAGATGGATGGTATTAAAACTGAAACAGATGTATCAGATCACAAGTATGAACTAAGTTCCATCGAAACAAGAGAAGAACCAGTTGATATATCATTATATGGTGGTCAAAGAATAGGTAATAGTTTAATAAAGAATATAGGATCTCACATCAAAAGTACTTTACTTTATTATAAGAAAAGATTAAGTGATAGTTTAGTAAATGATACTGAAAGAGTTCCATTCAAAATAGGAGCCAGAGGTATAAAACAAGTTAATAAGATGTATCTTACACCAGTAGCACCTAAAGAAAAATTGAAGTATATAACACAAGGTTCGTTTAATTCCATTTATACAACTGCAGATGATAAATACGCTTATAGAATAAGTACACATCCAATAGATGTAAATAGCCAAGAAGCACAAGAGTTAACGTTAGAAATGTTATTGACTGTTCGATTGTCAAAATTAGGAATTTCACCAAAAATAGTGGATGTATTTTTTGCGAAGAATGATATGCGTTCTGGCGATAATACACATGCGGTTATGATTACGGAATTTTCTAAATATGGTTCTTTAAGCAAATTTATGAAGTCAGATGAATGTACACTACATAGAATACCTGGGTTGGTATCACAAACAACCGAACTTTACAAAAAGATGATAAAAAATAAAGTATTTTGTACTGATGTAAAACCTGGAAATATGCTTGTTGCGAAATCATATAAATTATATTTAATAGATTTTGATGACCAATTTTGCGCATCAAAAGAAGCAAGTATTTTTACTGGTGAACACATATATCTATATGCTGAACAGTTAGCAAAATTATGGAGACCTGAAAACAAAAAATCAGAAGAAATAGTAAACAAAGGTTTTCTCGGATTAAATCTGCTTCAAACTGGAGTATGTACGTTAATAGATAACACTAAAAACGAGGAAAAATTCTATGAGTATGCAAGACAATTGGTATCAAATAATATTGATTTTACAAAAGAACATCTTGGTAGTATAGTGTTATGTTCATATATTCCAGTTAGTGAAGATTATAATCCTTACATGATTCTAAAACATTATTTGATTGGAATGGATCCACCTTATACATTTGGAGGCTTTGCAATAAGTGATGATCCAGTTACTATTATAATTACATCATATTTGTTATGTGTATTAGGAGAGGCAGATACTGTGCTTATTCTTAGAACAATGTCTGAAAAAGACGATATTATAAAGATTGCTGATAGAGGAAAGTTCCCTGTATTTTCACCAACAAAATACTGGGATGATAAGAAAAAACCAAAAAATATCAAGGATAAGAAACAAGAGATGATAGATGAGTTAAGAAAGAAACATGCTCAAAAGAAACCAAAAACT